TTCCTCGATGACCTGTTAGCTAGACGAGCCATCCTTGAGGGTGCTGTAAAGTGTGACTCCACAACGAACACTCCTGCGAGAGTTGATAGAAATGAGCTTTGGTGCTCGGTGACGATCAAGCCTACGAAGGCTGCTGAAACGATTGTCTTCGAGGTCAACCTCACAAGCCAATCGGCAACCATTAACTAATAATAATCATGGTAGATAGTTACTTAAAGAACGACTACAGAGCGAACTTTGAGCCTGGGAAAAGCCTTCCCAAGCTTTCCACGAAGCTCGACGCTGTCCGGTCGTATCAGTTTGAAGTGAAGTTCTTCGGTGTTCCGCAAGAATTCATTGGTACGCAGCAAGTACTCACTGCTGCTGCCAAACAAGTCAGCCCTATTGGGGGTGCTGTTGATGACATCGTGGTTGATCGTCTCAATGACAAGATGTACTACCCTGGCAAGTTTACGCCTGAGGCTGTTACAATTACTTTCGATAATCAACTGTTATCCCAGACTACACCTGCTCTTTGGAATTGGTTTAAGACGATCTATGATCCTATGAGTGGTGATATGACCAAGCTAGCTGCTCCTGGTGGTCCTGGTAACAAGTCGTTCAAAGCTTCGAAGATGACTGTTCTTGAGCTTGATAACACTAACGAGCCTCACGCTTACATTGAAATGTATGGTGTGTATCCGACTGGTGTTAGATTCTCTGAGAAGAACTACGCTACGAACGATTTCTCGACCGTCGAAGTGTCCTTCCGCTACGACTTCGTGGATTACGACAAGATCAACTAACCTCTTAGATCTAATTCAAGTAGCCTTCTCTCTAAATAAGGGGGAAGGCTATTTGTCTATTATAAGTTATGGACTTTTTTATTGAACTTTTAGAGAGCTTCAGTCGGAAGCACGACCGCAAGCTTAAATTACTTGAAGCTAAGAACGATCCTATTGATCCTGCGAGAGTTCAAGCAGCTTCTAAACTTTTAAGTGATAATAATCTTGGAACTCAATCAAACGAAATTACAGTTGAGGGATTTATAGGTGGCGTTCAGAAGCCTCTAGTAGTTAGGTTTAGTCCTAAAACAGGTAGTCTGAAAGTTCACAACACATATGTTTCTTGGGATCCTAACTCTAGACAGATAGTTTCTAACGATCAGAAAAACCTTAAAAAAGCAGTTACTCACTTAATAGGTAAAGATACTGAAAAAAGTGAAGATAATCTTACAGACGAGGAAAAGGAAAAGCAAGAATTAGAGGCTTCCTACCAAAAAACTGTTGGAGAGGGTGTTGCCCCAGGCATAACCATTTCAAATGGTAAATTCCAAAGTGAAGAAGCTAGAGAGGATGCAGTTAGAGCACTTCAAAGCATGGTGGCGTATGCTGAAGGGGCTTTTACTAACATTGGTCTAGATGTGGGTAAATATAAGTCTCATTTCTTTGGAGGTCGTATTGAATCTTTAGAGAGGAGAATATCTGAGAGTAGTAAATTCTTAGCGTATAACGATGAGTTCAAAGGTTATGTGTTTGAAGATGGTGAGCTTATTGACGATCAAATCGTAGGCATAACTGAGACTTTAGAGAACATGATGAAGTCCTTAGCTACTGAGACTTGCCCTGAGGGGGAGCAGTCCTTTACTAAGAATATAGCAAAGACGAGTCGAGGTGAGATAGTGATATCACCTCACGCAGATGCATCCCTCAATGAAGCTCTTGTGTTTACAGATGATCGAGGTCTTCTTAAAGATGCTATGACGGCAGCTTTTAAAAAGTGTGGCTTCTCTGACGGCATACCACAGATAAATATTTTAAGTGAGGAGACAGGTGGCAACTCGGACAACAACACTCTAGGCACAGGGTTTGAGTTGTTTCAGAAGCTTGCTATCCTGGTGAACAGGTCTGCTGAGATAAGAAAAGCGGGTGGTGAATTACCTAGTGATGTTGCTGCTGAACTGAGTCTTGTAGCTACAAATCTTCAAAAGAAAATGAAGGGATTGAGTGCTACTGCCAGGGCAGCTTTTATTGTTCAGAAAACAGCAGGCTTATCTCCTGAGGACTCAGCACTCGTTAATGATTTAAAAGATCTTTTAACAGATACGGATGAGGATGGCATCTCATTATACAAAAAGATGCTTGAGTTCTCGGTGGCTATCGTCCGCGATAGAAATCCAGGCTACATTACTGAGGCTGGACAGGAGACTAAGTTCGGACAGCGACAAGACATTAGAGAGTATTACTCAACTCCTGAGGAGGCTAGAGATGCGTTAGCGAGATCTGGTCTTAACCCTGATAACTTCAGAATGCTAACGATTGATGAATTAGAGGAGAGAGGATACATTACAGATAGGGACGCAAAAGCAATGCTAGCTTTGAAGGTTGCTCCAAATAAGAAAACTCCCATCGCTGTTGCAAAGACTAGCATGAAGGCTTACAAATCTTTAAAGCGTGTGACCTGGGGTAAGGGTAGTGAGAATACTTACCTGGAGATGATGGAAGAGGGGTTAGACGGTGATAACTACAGCGATCTAACAAACACAATGCTGGACGACTTTGGTGTTGCAAAGGAGAACAGGCAGGCTGAATGGGATCGTATGCGTAGGTATCACAAAAGAACTATAGCTGATGTTCATAACGCTGTAAACGCTGTCCCTCTTGATGCTAAAGTTACTGTAGCAGGTGGTAAGAAAATTGGTGTTAAGGCTGGTATAGCACTCGCAGATGCCATCTCTGATAGTCTTAGTAATAACTCTACATATGGCGAACTGACAGAAGGTGATGTGAAGGAAATAAATAAACTCGCCAGCCGTATTGTAAAGGAGAAGTCTGGTCAATATACGAAAGAGGCTGTGTATGCAAGATTACAAAAAGAAGTTGCTACTTACATAACTCACAAGCAATTACAGAAAGACCTGAACAGTTCAAAAGCTTCAACTAAACAGAATGCCTTAAGATCAATCTTATCGAAAGCATACCACGCTGGGGGGTCGGATGATTCCAAGCTTAACGAAACTGCATTTGGCTGGGCAGAAGCTAGAACTCACGTACTATCAAGAAACGATGTGTTCCGTGATATCGCAAGAGGTAAAAAAGGTTGGGGTGTAGACTTTGATGGTTCAGACTTTGGTAAGGGCATCATCCACTTCTCAAGTGGTTCTGCCAAAGTATTCTTGAACACTACTGCAAAGGCTACGAGAACCAAGAAGGACAAAAGAGGTAACATCAACAACGAAGCTACTCTAATTGTTAACGAGGAAGCGAGTGACATGTATGATAAGAGAGAGAAGAAAAACCTCAATGCTTCTACTGAAATCCTTAAAGCTCTGAGCAAGCTTCACGAGGTCTTAGCTTCCATTGAGAAAAAAGTAAGTGTCATCAACGCATAGTAAATCACACATATAAAACATATCAATTTCTAGATCATCAACATAGCCTTTAAACTTCCGGCCTTGCACTGGGAGATTGGTATCATTAGTTATAGCCACAGGTTCTTGACGATTCTGACCAATAATCAGTAAAAACTTTCTAGAAGATTTCTTGGAATCTCGATGCGCTTGGGCTATCATCTTTGAAATTCCTGATTTAGGATTGAATAAATCACTTACTTGTTCTCCGTCATATCCTTTCTTACATTCAATAATATACTTAAACTTTTCTGGTGTTATTAAATCACCATATACTTTTAAATATTCAGGTAATGTATGAGTCGTAGCGAATGCCCCAGACCCAGGCGTTCTGCAAAACTCTTTAGTGTTGAATCTTTCATTGAGAGTCTTGGCAATCTTGTTTTCAAACCTGTTACCTTTTGCTCTAGAGTTTAGCTTCTTCTTCTTTTTCAATGGTGTTACGTCAAAATCATCTTTCATATTAAATCCTCCAGACTATAATAGACTCATGGATGATAAAGTATCATTATCGTTTAACGATACAAAATTCAAATTAGTAGAACGAAGTAGAGGACGTATGAAAATTCAAATTAAGTTTTCCAAAGAAGAAGCTGAGGGCTTCAAGAACTTTTGCAAGCTCAAGCCGCCAGAGCTTGATGATGACACTTTTTACAAGCAAATTTTCTTTGCCGGTTGTAACGTGATGACCGAGCAAATTCAACAGTTAGTGGCGCAACACAAGCAGACTCAGGAACAAAGCGAAGGGGCTCAAGATGAGCAAGCACAAGAACAATCTACGGAAGAGTAAGGTTTATAACTCTAAACATTTAGAGTCAATCGTAACTGATAACATTGACAGTAAGCAAAATTCTTATTACCTTATTACTAACACTTGGGATAAGGTTTGCAACTACTTCAATGATCGACTGCCGGTCGATGGCACTACAGATCTGAACGTCATAGATATTTTTAATGTGCCTAATGCGCTTGACGTAATTAAGTCTGCGATTAAGTCTCACAGAGAAACGATTTCAACGTCGTGCCTCTCTCGTTACGACCAACTTCCAATGCTGGTTGTAATTCATAAATCTTTCCCCCGCGTTGTTTCTTACAACGGTTCGGTTGGTGCAGAGATTGGAGTCTAGATAGAGCTTGGATTCTTCGGTATACCCATTTTGTGGTTTCGGTAGGATTCAAGCTTTTCATTATACTTCTTGTTCTTGGAGTATAGTAGGCGCAAGTTGTTCAAGATCACAGTAGTGAAGTAGTTGAACGCTTGCCCAGATTCCCTCTTGAAGTTTTTCAAGACTTTGAGTATAAGTAAGAAACACTCTTGCTTTGCTTCCTCGTGGTCAACATTGAATTTAAAGGATAGCATGAGTCGATCTACTAGCGTGTCGAACATTTCGAAAAGCTCATCCTCATTTGCCCTATCCCCAGACTTGAACTCTTGAATAAGTTCTTCAAATCTTTTGTTGTCGATGTAGTAAACCACCCTACTATGATAGTCCTATGCCACAGCTAAGTTTTAAAGGTCACAATCCGAAGTGTGATGGATGTCCTGCGCTTAGGATGAATCTTCCTACGCACGCTATCCTTGATTACGAATATAAGGATACTCCAGTAGACATCTTGTTCATCTCAGACTCTGCTAAGATGTTCGAGGGTGAGTATACTGCCTTCCGTGCTCAAGAGTATAATGTGATTCAGCGCGAGCTTGCGAGGTTTACGCAACAGTGGGAGGTCGGCTACACAACTGCTGTTAAGTGCCCCAACATAACTTCTGAAAATCTCAGCACTGGTATTAAAAAATCATGTAGGATTCACCTGCATGATACCATCGACCATTACAAGCCTCGTCTTGTGTTTGCATGTGGCAAGGTTGCGACTACACTCCTGTATGGTAAGGCTAAAGAGGAGAGCAAGATCCGTGGTAAGGTTGATACTCTCGTTACCGACAATGGGACAGAGTTCCAAGTAGTGCCTATTATTCACCCGTTCCAGGTCGTAGCAGAGCCTAAGAACGCCTATCTCTTTAGGACTGACCTAGAGAACGCTTTGAATAACGAGCTTCTAGGGAAGGCCACAGACGCTCAGGTAGACCATACATTGGCGATGAGTATCTCTGAGTTGCGTGAGGTAGAGGGTGAGTTTATTGATACCACCATGGACCTTGCTATCGACATCGAAACAACTGGCCTAAACTTCTTAGAGGATACGATCCATACTGTTTCGATGACGTTGGTAGATCGAGATACTGGCGAGCTTGGTCGGACTCTCGTTCTTCCTATAGATCACCGCGAGGCCAAGCTTGGGTATAAAATTAAAAGTGAGTTCATGAAGTTCATCTGTAAGGCCATGGCAAACAAGAATAACAGGAAGGTCTTGCAGAACGCAGGGTTCGATCTTAAGTTCTTGAAGCGATATGGTGTGATCGAAGTGTATAATGTATTCGATACGAAGCTGCTTCAACACCTCTACAAAGAAGATGTTCCGAAGTCGCTCGCTGATCTTGTCTACTATTACTTCCCCGAAGAAAAGTTCTAATGCTCACAGTTGAAGGTAAGAAGTTTGATTGGAAGAACATTCCCCTTATGCAGTGCGTCGAGGGTAATGCAAAAGATACCTACGCAACTGCAAAAGTGTATGT